GGCTGTCTCGCGCAAGCTCGCGCAATCAATCGCGGGTCGTGCTCTGGCGCTCTACGAACTCGCCAGTGGGGCATCGGTTGTTGATGCGGGTCTGACTGCGCTCAACCCGCAAGGTCGGCTAGGCGTCGATCGTAGTGGGCCACCGTGGGGCGACGCGCACAAGCACCCGCTGCTGTCGTGTGAGTATCTGTTGGCAACGGCAAACATTGCAGGCGACCCCAAGGCACTTGTCGATCTGACGGCACAAGATCAAATCTACCAAGTGCCCATGCGGCTCTACGTCCGTCCGTTTGCTGACAGTCCACTGGCTCCCTACTCCCGTGGTCTGTTGCAGATTTCGATGGAGCGCATCGGCGCCGCAACGTCGACGGTGGAAGTCACCGTTCGCACCGATGACGGGCCGACCGTCGTCACGCGGTCAACCTCTGCGGCTGGCGTCGTCTTCTTGACGACAGCCATCAACGTGCCCCTGTCGCCTGCTGCCGTTCAAAACCCAATCGTTGAAATCCGACTGACAACAGCAGCACCCAACGGGATGCGGATTCTTGCTGTTACGCTGTCGCAGACTCAACGGACGTCGCATTGACAAGCCATTCTAGCCTTGCTTGCACAAGCGGTTACATAATGTTAATGTCCTTGACATGACCACCTCATCCGCCATCGACGGCGCGCCACCCGTGGACGCCGCACCCTCGCCTGAGCCTGTTGCGTCTCCTTCGCCGGAGGCCGTCGAGCTTGCCGCGCTGAAAGCGCAGATGTCGTCGGCAAAGCAGGCCGACCGCGATGCGCGCAAAGCTGCACAAGCCGACGCCGAGCGCGCCGGCGAGATGGCGAAGGCGCTTGAAGTGGCGAAGGCTCGCCTGGCTGAGTTGGAAGGCTACGAGCCACTCGCCAACCGTTGGCGCGCCTACGAAGAAGCGGAATCCAAGCGCCTCGATAGTGAGGCTGCCGCACTCCCCGAAGCGGTGCGTGCCATCTACGCCAAGCAAGGCGACGTTGACGCCAAGCGCGAGATCCTCGCGGCGTTTCGTTCGACGTCGACGGCGCCGCTCAAGACTGTTGGCGTGCCTCCGTCAATGGGTGCGCCGCCTGCCGTTAGCGTCGTCGACTTTGATGAGGCTCTGTCCGACGTGACAGGCAAGAAAGCCGCTGAAGCGAAAGCACGCGATCCGCAAGGCTGGTCCGCGTGGCTGGCGTCGAAAATGTCTGGGCGCTCGTCGTCGAGTGCATCCCTTGGCGTCGGGCGATTCGCCCGTGCCAAGGCGCAATAACACTACGCGGCTGAGCGCCGCACGAGGATAGATCATGGCCGTTTCCACGTCCGTTACCGTCGCCAACTGGCTGCTCACTGAGGTCATGTCGCAGATTGCGCTTGACCCGTTGCGCGGCAAATACGTTTTGCTGCCCTTTTTGAACATGGCCGACATCAGTGGCCGTTCGTCGAAGGTCCGCAAGATCCGCAAGAAGTCCGCGATCTCTGCCGCCGTCGACGACACCGAAGCGACCGCGTTCAGCAATCCCCAGACCCTTGGCGTTGTCGCCAACATCTCGATCACCCCGTCAACCAAGGTTCAGGGCATCCAGCTGACCGCTGACGCCATCGAACTCGCGCTTCCTGGCGTGGCTCGTTCGCAGGTGATCGACGCCATCCAGGGCAACGGCGCCGGCGCCTTGCCTCTCGTCCGTGACGCGATGACGGAGATCCTTGAGAGCCACTACCTGCGCGCTGAGACCGATGCTCTGTCGTTGTTCTCTGGCCTGTCTGAGTCGGCTGGTACCACCAATCAGCCGCTGTCATTCGCCACCCTGCTCGACGCCATGACGAAGCTTCTCGACAACAATCCCTCCAGCGAAGACCTTGTGTTTGTCCTCGAGGAAATCGGCGTCGGCGACCTCCGCACCCTCGCATCGTCGGGCTCTGGCGCCGCTCTGTCGTCGGTCTTCACCGGCAACGGTGCTGCCGACCTGAGCTTCTTCAATCAGCGTCCCGACGTTTCGCGTAACGGTTTCCGTGGCGGCTTCTGCGGCATCCCGATCTACGCCGCGAATAAGAACGCGATGGCGACGGCCAACGCTGGCGTCGACCGTGTGTCGGCTCTCATCGTCGCTGGCCGTGGCGAGACCGGCGCTCCCGGTAGCGTGCGAGGCTTTGCCGAGATGACCGAACGCTACGAGCCCAGCCTCGGCTTCCAGTATGACCTCGCCGACGACAGCCTGCTGGCCGTCGGTCGTTGGTGCTGGGCCGTGGCCGAGCACACCGACGAGCACGGCGTCAAGATCATCTACGAGAAGACCTGATTGATTCTGTTGGAGAGCGGGGTCATGTGGCCCCGCTCTTTCTCTTTCCCCTCCCATGAGGCGCCGACGTGAAACGCACTATCCGACTTCGCTCAATCAAAGACCCGCACACAATCGACATCGTCGACGGTGGCATCACTCGCGATGGCGACGCTACGAGCCAACGTCAGGCGTTGTCTCGCATCTTGTCCAAACGCATTGACGTGGCGGGTCGGCAGATGCCGGTGTTTCTCGTCGAGCATGTGAGTGAATGGACGATGGCGCCTGGCGAGCAAATGCCGACGGGCGATGAGTTCACGTCGTTTGAAGAGGACGTCATCAAGCGTGAGCATCCCGAGCACATGCTCAAGAAATGGGAAGACGCCCGCGCTGCTTTCATCTCCAAGTCGGTCGAGTCCAAGCGCCAAGCGGAGGCGCAACTTGAATCGTCACAAGCTGGCGACGTCGCCAAGACGATCACGCAAATGGTCCGCGCTGTCTCGTCGCAGAAGGGCGGTGTGCGTGTCTGAGATCAAGACCAACACCGTCGACAAAGTCGCGGAACAGATCAAGAAAAACTCTCCTTCCCTCTCCTCGGAACAGGCGCGCAAGATTGCGCGTGAATCAGCCGAGCGCATCAATCAACAACAGCGCCAACGGCGCTAAGAGGTTCACATGGGTTCACTTGCAGGTTTCAACACTGGCGGCACGCACAACGTCGTCGTTGCCAAGATCAACGACGCCACCGGATCGACTGTCACCGTGGCGCTTGCCGCCACGCCACAGGCCATCCTTGACGCGGCCCTGTTTCTTCAAGACACCAACACGACCAACGGTGGGCTGACGTTCTCCGGTGCGACCGGCAAGATCACTTGCGCGACGCCTGCTGGTTTCGGCAAATACATGGTCATGGCTGCCACTGGCGACGTCATCGGCACCAACAGTGCCGTGCTTGACGTCGAGATCGTTGCTGTCAGTGGCGGTGCTGCCGCTGCACAGAAAGGCATCGGCTCACGCAAAACCGAACTCGCCACCGCTGCGCGCAACAGCATGGGCTGTGCGATGGCCATTGTGGACATCAGCGCCGTCGGCGATACCGTGGAGGCGCAACTGCGCGTTGGTACCAACACCCACGCCGGCGTCTTCCGTGACTTCGCTCTGAGCCTGATGAAGATCGGCGAAGTCTGAGATTGACGGCACGCCCCGCCGATAGCGGCGGGGCTTTTCTCTTGAGGTGACACAGTGGCCGTCCGCATCGCAGACACCGTCCGCAACTCTCGCGTCGACCTGATTCGCTCCACGATTGACGCTGGCGCGACTGGCGGGCTTATCCGCATCTATGCGGGGTCCAAGCCGACGAAAGGCGGTACGCCCGCTGGGCTCCTCCTAGCGGAGATTGTGCTAGCCGATCCTTGCGGCACGTCGACGGGTGGTGTCCTGACCATCACCACGCCGAAAACCGACAACAGCGCCAACAACAGCGGCACCGCTGCCTTTTTCTATCTCACGGATTCGACCGGCGCGTTCGTCTGTGACGGCGACGTTGCCAACAGTGGCTCTGACCTGAACGTCACGACGACGACGATTGTCGCTGGTCAACCTGTCGAGATCACGTCGTTGACCATCACTGAGGGCAACGTCTAATGGCTGACAATATCGGCTATACCCCAGGCTCTGGTGCCATCATCGCTGCCGATGACGTCGGCGGTGCGCTCTTGCAGCGCATCAAGGTTGTCGTCGGCGCCGACGGCGTCAACGATGGCGACGTCTCCCTCGCCAACCCGATGCCGATTCAGGGCGTGGGTGAGCTCGTCGAGCAACTGGCCGCGATTCGCATGCTGCTGCAATCGCTCACCCGCTCCGTCGGGCAGGCGATGCCCGATGCGTTCGGGCGACTGCTGGTCAACGTCGCCACTGGTACCGTTGCGGTGTCGGCGCTGCCAACGCTGGCGGCGGTCACGACGGTGACGACGCTGACCAACCAAACGCAAATCGGCGGTCTTCCCGCTACCGAGCAAATCCCTTCACTGATGCGCCTGGGTGCTGATTCCCTGCGCAGAAATATCGTGGTGACCTGACATGGCGACGACAAACGGCAACCGCAAACTCCTCGATTTGAAACGCTGGGAGTTCTGCACCCCGGCCCCTGTCGCGACGACGGCGGGTGCGTTCGTCGCTTCGTCACGGCATTTCAAGCAAAGCCAACTGTTCGTCTCGTCGGCGACGGTGCACTACGTTTACAATCCACAGGAAGACGGATTCGTCCAGATACCGTCGGGCGCGCTGGCCGGCACGTTCGGTGCTGGCGCTTGTGGCGTCGCCACTGCTGTCGGTCCGTCGGGCACTGCGACGGCGGGCACCACGTCGACGATTACGACGGGCCTAAACCTGCAGCGTGACCTGCGCGGGTACTCCATCCACATCACTGGCGGCCCCAACGCTGGCTCCACGCTGGTGATTGCGAGCAACACCCTCGGTGCTGCTGCCGTCATCACGGTACCGGTGCAGGCGTCCGCATTCACTGCGTCGACGACGTTCAGGTTGTTGACCCCCCGTTGGTATGTGCTCAACGCAATCGGTTCCCTTGGCACGACGACGGCTAACGTTTTCAAGTTCTACGACCTCGCACTCAACACATGGACCGCTGCCGAGACGGGCGCTACCGACGGCATCGCGCCAGCATTGGTCATCGGCACCGATTCCAAACTGATTGGCACCCCGTCGTGGGTCGGCTCCAGCTATAAGCAATTCGCGACAGGAACGGCCACCGCTGGTGGTGCATCGACGCTGACCAACAGCGCCAAGACGTGGGCCGTCAATCAGTGGGCGCAATCGCAGGTCCGCATTGTGTCTGGCACTGGCGCCGGCCAAATCCGCACGATTGCGAGCAACACCGCGACGGTGCTGACGACGTCGGCAGCATGGACGACGGCGCCTGATGCGACGTCGGTCTACTCCATCGAAGGCAACGACGACTTTTTGTACTACATGGGCTCTGGCGCCGTCACGCTCTACCGCTACTCCATCAGTGCTGGCACATGGACGACGCTGTCTCCCATTGCCGCTCGTGCTGCTGCCCCTGCCGCTGGCATGTCGGGCCATTGGGTTTTCGAATCTGCCGACGCAATGTGGACGAACGAAAGCGCCATTATGAATGGCCGCTATATCTATTCTTTTCGCGGCATCGGTGGCACGGGAAACACGCTCGACCGCTACGATATCGCTGGCAACACATGGCTGTCTGGTGTGGCCTATGCGCCACAGACGGAGACGTTGGGTGCTGGCACCAAATACAACTATGACGGCGAGTATATCTATATCCAGAAAGACGCCACGGGGCGATGGTTTCGATACAACGTCGTGACAGGCGAGCAAGACGGCTGGTCGACGATGACCTACACCCAAGGCGCTGCCATTGTCGGCGACACCTGTTTCGACGCTCGCTACACCGACGGCGCAACGACCATCGTCTATGTGTATATGATTCTCAATACCAGCAATGTCATGCTGCGCTGTATGGTGGTGTGATGACGATTGACCAACTGATAGCGAGCGCACAAGCCCGCGTTGCCTACCTGTCGCAACTCCGTTCGTCGGCGTTGGCGATTGGCGACCTTGCTCAAGCGGCAAGCGTCGACGCCGACATTGCGACGACACAGGACACGCTCAATAAACTGCTGACACTGAGGTGATTGCGTGCTGCTGACGCTGCTATCGCCAAGCGGTGTTGCGGCTGGCGTTACAGCGTCGGGCGCTATCACGCTCGACGCTGTCGCCATCGACGGCGTCGGCACGTCCTACGTTGTCGCGTCTGGCGCCATTGCGTTGGATGCTGTCACCGTTGCAGGTGTCGGCACGTCGACGGTTCAGGCAACTGGCGCCGTCACGCTTGGCGCTGTCGCAGTCTCTGGTTCTGGTACGTCGACGGTCCAGGCATCGGGCGCAGTCACGTTGGGTGACGTTGCCATCGACGGTCTGGGGACGTCCTACGTCGTCGCAAGCGGTGCCATCGCGTTGGGCGCTGTCTCCATCGACGGTGCTGGCGACTGGCGTTACGGATCGACAGGCACGGGTGCTATCACGCTCGACGGCGTGACGTCGTCTGGCCTCATCACAATCGTGACGCTGGTCCGCCAACGACCGACGAAGAAAACCCTCCTGTTTTCTGTTGCCAACCCTTGGCGGTAGTTGTCGACTCGCCATGAGCGCGCTACTGTAGGTGTCATGCCTGACCTCATGCTGTCTCTTGCCTCGCCTCAGTCTTTGCAGTCGATGCTTGTCGTCTTGCTGGCGCTGTTTGCCAAAGACTTCATTGTAGGGATTCTGCGACGCGTGAGTCGCCAACTGCTGAGCGACAAGGACAAGAACAACGACGCCATCGGCGTTGCGCTTGACCAAGCGGCTGACAGCATCGAGCGCGTTGCGGTCAAGAAATGACGACGTCAACACTGGATCGGCCAACTGGCGTCACGGTTCCGACGTGGGCGATTGGGCTCATTGGCGCATTGCTGACGGCTGCTACGGCGTGGGTGTCGTCGTCTTTTTTCTCGTTGCGTGACGACACGATCCGCATGGAACAACGTGTCGCCGTCGTCGAGCGCGACCTACGCCGCGTCGACAGCGTGCCTGCCGCGATGGCGACAATGAGCGCCGACATAATCACGATCAAGGAGCAACTGTCTGAGTTGCGTGAGGATGTGAAACGCCTGGCGAACGCCAAACGATGACGGCCTACCGCGTCATCTACGACGACGGTACGTCTCTCGTCGTGATGGCGCACAATATCGTTGAGGCGTTGCGCTTGGGGCTGCTGCACTCGACGGCCACAATCAAGATGGTGACGCATGCGTAGCGGCTACAAGGACCAACCGGTCATCTGGCAAGGCTCCTATCCGCACGGGCCTATGTCGGTTGGGCGTGGCAATCAGAAATGCGGCGCCGTCGGTTGCGTAATCACGTCTGTGGCGATGGCCTTGCGCTTCTTGGGTGTCCGCGCTGGCGCCACGCCGACGACAGTCCAAACGGCTGGCCTGGCTCGACATGGCGTGTGGGCTGAAGGTGCTAGCGGGTGCGTGGTCCCCGAGCTCGTACGAGCCCAAACGGGCCTGACTGTCGATGTCGACGCCGATGGCCCCGGTGTTGCGGTCCCTGCCGTTCGGCTGTCTCCGTTGATTCTAGACACTCTGTCTGCCGACGGTGTCGCGTTGGTGTCCGTTGACTACGACGCTGGCGTCCGAGGTGGAGACTCCATCGGCGACCATTGGGTGTGCGCGTTCGCTGCTGACGACGATTGGCTGTATGTGGCGGACCCTGCGACAGCGAAGGTCGAACGCCTCGACCGCACCACGCTAGCGGCGACGGTCATGTGGGGACGGAGGCGACGGCCCTACGTCGTCGCCAGGGCTGTCACTGTTTTTCGGAACTGATGTCCAGACGCCAACGGCGCTTAGACGTTGGCGGTAGATCGGCGCTCTTTCTGTTTGCCCTCGTCCCCCACGCCGCGCCTTTCGTTGGCACCGTTGCGCCGTCCTTCTTCATGCCTGCCTTGCGGTAGATGCATCCCGTGTGACGAGTCCTGTCGTGGTAGGAAATCACGGTCTTGATTCCACGTCGTCGGCACTCATCAAACACCCATCGCAGCACTGACGACGCGGTGCCTTTTGGCAGTCCGTCCACGAGAACAAAGCGCGTGATTTCGCACCATGTCCCGTCTTGCGGAAGTCTGCGAGCAACGGGGCGACCCAACAGGCATAGCCCAAGACGCTCACCAACCCCGACAGGGTGCTCAAACAAGTCGGCACCAACACTGCGAACAACGGCGCACATAATCGCGCCTGGTGGTGGATTGTCGAGGTAGTGGCCAGACTTCGCCAGCCATGCCTTCGTTGCGTCGTCGTAAGACTCGCACCCTATGTGGATCATGTTTTCCCTTTTGCCTGACGATACCGACGCTGCGACTCTGCCCTACAGGGTCTCCGACAGACGACAGCGCCGCACCATGCAACGGCGCCAGCCTTGCGGCTGCTGGCGCTGAGTTGCGTCTGGCAGTGCCAACACAGCACCATCCGAGGCGGTGCGTGATGGCGTGCGAGGTCGCGCAATCTCGCGCATGAGATGCAGCGGCCCTTCGCCCATTTGGCGAGTGGCCACTGGCAATCCTTACACGTCTTCAAGAGCACGTTCGCAAGCCTTCAGCACCCAAGCCGACATCGTCACACCGTCAACAGCGGCTGCTTCAATGATGGCGCTTCGCACGTCGACGGGACACCGAACGAAGATTTGCGAGTCTCGACGCGATTTCCCCTTGCGGTTGGTGCGTGCTTTCCACACCGTCGACGTGGCGCACCCAAGACGCTTGGCGATGACGCTGTCGACGTCGTCGGGGTAGGTGGCGAAAACTTTCTGCCAATCAATCACGGCATGGCCTTCTTCTTCTTAGAGCGTCGGCTGATATTTGCTCGATACACGTTGCGACACTCTGCCTTGAAGCAATGCGGGTCTGTCGACCTCGACGCTGTGGCGCTTGTCGTCTCATAGGTGCATCGACAGTTGTTGCAGCGCATCTTGTAGACAGGCATCGCTTTTGGTGCTGCCGTTGCTCGCCACTTGGCAAGCGCGACGTCCTGACATGCCTTACGCCAACACCATAGGCGAGGCTTGGCGACGTCGACACCACATGCGCCGCATTGATTTGGCGGCTTGTTGGATTTCCTTTGCTTGTATTTCTTCCTTGTCTCTCTGTCCAAGCTGCCGCGAGACGACAGCGTGCGACCCTGGCACACGCTCGCCATTGGGCGGTCCTGGCTGTCGTAGCAGGGTTGTCCTTCCTCCGTGCCACAATCAAGACAACGGGCGTAGGCAGTGACTGGAGTGCGTTTGGCGGGCGTTGGCGTGACGTCGTCGGGTGGTACGGCTGTGCGTCGGGTGCTCATGGCTTCACCATCCGCCGTATCTGTTGCCGCAAAAAGACCCGGCCCGATCTGGACACAGAACCACGGCTAGCCAGCCTTTTAGCGACAGCTCCAAGGGAAAGGCCAGCGGCGCGGAGGGCGCGGGCGTCGGCGATGACCGCCTGCTCCGCCTCGACCTCGACAAGAGAGACGCCGTCGGCGGCCAGGGCGAA